CATTTGCTTGTTAACATAATGGACATCGTATTAAGCATTCGGTGCATAACTGCTGTTTCCGTATGTTTTACGCAACATGGTGAGTCCAGGCGCTGGCGGCTCCAGCCTGCCGCGCCAGCCGGGTGACCCCCCCCGTCAGCGCCAACGGCGGGGGCGGCAGTTGCAGCACAAAACGCCTACCGAAAAAAATAAAACGTAACGTAAAAAATAAAACGTAACGTAAAACGCCACACGCCAAGCGTTACACGCCTACCGAAAAAAATAAAACATAACCCCCCCCGCCACCCACCACACGCAACACGCCTTCCAAAAAAATAAAAAATGCATAATATGAAATATGACCACTGACGCTAATCCGTTTCTTGCTTTTGCCAAGTTGTATAAGAACAACCCTGTGCTGTTTGTAAGGGAAGTCCTTGGCGTCAAGCCCGACCCCTGGCAGGAGGAGTTCCTCAATCACATCGCCGCCAACAACAGGCGCATCAGCGTCAGGTCCGGGCATGGCGTAGGAAAGAGTACGGCAGCGTCCTGGGCCATCATCTGGTATCTGCTGCTGCGCTTCCCCGTCAAGATTGTGGTTACCGCACCCACCAGCAGCCAACTGTATGACGCGCTGTTCGCGGAACTGAAGCGGTGGGTTAAGGCGCTACCGCCAACGCTGCAGGAGCAACTGGAGGTGAAGCAGGACCGCATCGAGGTGAGAGAGGCACCGACAGAGGCGTTCATCAGCGCCAGGACATCACGCGCAGAGCAGCCCGAGGCGCTACAGGGCGTCCACTCCGACAACGTGATGCTGGTGGCTGACGAGGCTAGCGGTATACCAGAGCAGGTGTTCGAGGCGGCGGCAGGCAGTATGTCAGGCCACAAGGCCGTAACTTTGTTACTAGGTAACCCGGTCCGCAGCAGCGGTTTCTTCTTTGATACCCACAACCGCCTGAAGGATGACTGGGTGACGATGAAGGTGAGCTGCGCCGACAGCCCCAGGGTGTCAGACGCCTACATGGATGAGATGAAGTCCAGGTACGGCGAGGAGTCCAACGCCTACCGGATCCGGGTGCTGGGCGACTTCCCGCGCAGCGACGACGATACGGTGATACCAATGGAATTGCTGGAGGCTGCAACCAACAGGGACGTAGCAGTCAGCCCAATAGCCAAGGTTGTGTGGGGGCTGGACGTTGCGAGGTTTGGCAGTGACAGGAGCGCACTGTGCAAGCGGCAGGGTAATGCAGTTACCGAGCCAGTAAAGACTTGGAAGAACTTGGACCTGATGCAACTAACTGGTGCGGTGATGGCTGAGTACCAAGCATTGCCACCGGACCAGCGTCCGCATGAGATTATGGTGGATAGTATTGGGCTGGGGGCTGGTGTGGTGGACAGGTTGCGTGAGCTGAAGTTGCCAGCCATTGGGATTAACGTGGCAGAATCCCCGGCATTGGGGAGTACGTACAGGAACCTGAAGGCTGAGTTGTGGCACAAGGCCAAAGCATGGCTGGAGAAGCGGGACTGCGTTATTCCCAAGGATGAGTCCTTGATTGCTGAACTGGCGACAGTGAGGTACTTTTTTACCAGCGGGGGTAAAATTCAGATTGAGGGCAAGGACGAGATTCGCAAGCGTGGCTTGGCGTCACCCGACAAGGCAGACGCCTTTTGCCTTACATTTGCCAGCGATGCCGGGACTGCGATGTTCGGCTCGCAGATGCATAAGTATGGTTCGAGTTTGAAACGTAACCTGACGAGGGCAGCATGAGATCGATACCAAAAAATATGCAACACGCCGTGATGATTATCATGGGCGGTAAGGAGCCTGGTGATTCCTGTCCAGAGGCTACGCAGGACGTGACGCTAAACCTGAAGAACCGGGAGAAGGCGATTACCAAGGCGGCATACGGTCCAGAGAACCCCAAGCTGCCCAATACCGAGTTCTGGATGCGTAAGGCAGAGAAGTGGGACGTGAGCGCCAAGGACGCCAAGATGAGCCGATGCGGTAACTGCTCGGCGTTCAACCAGGACGAGGAGATGCTGGATTGCATTGCCGAGGGTATCGGTAGCGAAGACGTTGAGGATTTGGGGTATTGCGAGATATTTGACTTCAAGTGCTCCGCCAGCCGTACCTGTGATGCTTGGATTGTTGAGGATGCAGAGGAAGAAGTGGACACTGAATTGAAATGAACCCTCCCATTGTCATCAGCACCGTCCACGGTAAGGGTTTACCCGTACTGCTTGAGAGTATCAGGCAGTACGCACCTGACGTTCAGGTTTACCTGAAGGGTCCAGAAAAGGTGGTTAGCGGATACGGCTGCACACTGATATTTGGTGAGGCCACCAACTTTGGTGATGACTACAACGCAGTGATTCGCAGGGCGCTGAGTGATGGGTATGGGGCTGTAGTTATTGCGAATGATGATATTGTCTTGACGCCAAATAGTTATAGGATGTTGCTGGACGATGTTGCTATTTGCAAGGAGTTAAACCAAAACCCTGGACTGGTGGCGTCAAGGTCCGATGCAGTCAGGCCGTTGCAAAATATCAGGTGGAATGACGGGGAAGTGCTGAATAATATGCAGTTCACGCATGAGTCATTTGTCAGGCCGTTGTCTGTTGTCAGCCCTATATTTGCTTGGATGAGTGCAGAGGCGTTTGAGGATTGTCAGTTTCCACCGATTAATTACTTCAGCGATGATGTCATCTGCGCTGACTTGGAGAAGAAGGGCTACAAGCACTTTCTAAGTGCCAGCTACGTTCACCACATTGGAAGCAGCACCATAGGACGTAATGCCTACGAACTGACGCTGGCGGCTAAACCTTGGATTGACAAGAATCGTCCAACCTACGCAAAAGAATGGTTTTGAAATGGAAAATCTAAACACTGACACCCAGGCCGTTGAGGTGATGGACCTGGACGAACTCCAGGGCATCATCAACATGGAGCTGACCGATGCAGTCAGCTACATTGACACTGACCTGAGTCCCATTCGAGCCAAGGGCACAGAGTATTACCGTGGCGATTTGTTCGGCACCGAGGAAGAGGGACGTAGCCAGGTGGTGGCAATGGAGGTGCGCGATACCGTCAGCGCCATGATGCCAAGCCTGATGCGGATATTCTTCAGTTCAGAGAACACTGTCGAGTTTGTGCCGACGGGACCAGAGGACGTTGCCAATGCACAGCAGGCTACCGACTACTGCAACTTCATCTTCAACTCTGACAACAACGGTTTCCTGACCACCTACGCCACCTTCAAGGACAGCCTGGTGCGGAAGTGCGGAATTATGAAGTGCTGGTGGGAGGAGGACGAGACTGTCCGCATCGAGGAGTATTCTGGCCTTGATGACCAGACCCTGCAAATCCTGATGCAAGAGCAGACTGATGTGATGGTGATGAACACCTACCCTGACCAGATGATGGGTCAGTTGCACGATGTCCAGATCAAGCGGAAGATCAAGGGTGGGCGGGTGCGGATTATGTCGGTGCCTCCCGAGGAGTTGCTGCTGGACCGCCGAGCTAGGTCATTTGATGACTCAGCCATCATTGCCCACCGCCAGATGGCGACAGTGGCGCAACTGATTGAGTTGGGCTACGACGAGGACGAGGTGCGGGAGAACATCACCAGCACCGACTTGGACACGAACGAAGAGTACCTGGCGCGTCAGCCTGTGAGCGCGTTTGGTGTGTCTGTAGAGAGCGCCAACCCCATGATGGAAAGGGTGCTGTACGTTGAGGCGTACCTGCGGATTGACTACGACATGGACGGGATACCCGAGCTGCGGAAAATCTGCTGTATCGGCAGCGGCTACAAGATTCGTAGGAACCTGCCAGCAAGCTACATTCCGTTCATTGACTTCCCCTGTGACCCCGAGCCACACACAAGTCCATTGGAGGCCATGTCCATCTTTGACATCACGCATGACCTGCAAGAGATCAAGAGCGAGATTCTCAGGAACACGCTGGACAGCTTGGCGCAGAGCATTCACCCAAGGACTGCCATTGTGGAGGGTCAAGTCAACATTGAGGATGTCCTAAACAACGAGACAGGCGCAATCATCCGCATGAGGGCACCCGGTATGGTGCAGCCGTTCAGTACGCCATTTGTGGGACAGGCAGCATTCCCGATGCTGGACTACATGGACCAACTGCGTGAGGACCGTACTGGCATGAGCAAGGCGGCTATGGGCCTGAACGCTGACGCCTTGCAGTCCAGCACCAAGGCGGCAGTGGCAGCAACCATCTCAGCCAGCCAAGGCCGCATTGAGTTGATCAGCCGCATCATGGCAGAAGGGATGCGGAAGCTGTTTAAGAGCATCCTGTTCTTGGTGACCACCCACCAGGACAAGGCTCGCATGGTG